TTGTTTATTCAGGTAATTTCTTTTCGCTTTTAATATTTTCATTTGCTTTTAACATTTGTTGTAACTCTTTTGTACTGCCAATAAAAAGAGCATTTTTAATTTGTGGAGAAGCAGTCTTTGGTAAATCTTTTAATTCTTTTAATTTTTTTTGTAAATCTTGTAGTTTATCAACTGTTTGAGCCACATTTGTAATCAGTTGGCCGGCCACTTCATAGGCTCTGGGGTGTTGTGACTCTTTTGCAATTTCAAGTATGCCCTCTATGGCCTCTTGGCCTTTTTCAATGAGATTGTAATAATTTTCTCTACTATAATCGTAATCATTGTCTATATCTGATTTATTGTTGTCTTTGACACGAGGCACTGGTGGATTATCTACTTTGATTATAGTCTCTAGTGTAGGTTTATGTTCAGCATTAATACCAAGTATTTCATTTACTTTGTTGTCAATTGTAGTCATATACCTATTTATCGATTACATTGTAATTAATAATACATCTTACATGTTCTTTAGGCTGATTTGAAGTGTGCCAATGTGAACCGTTAAACAATACCACACGGCCTTGTTTAGGTGTGACTCTTTTTAATTCTTTCAAATCATCAAAATAAGGTATAGGACTTTTTTTGTTAAATCTGTTTTTATAGATTACAGTGTCACCATCTGAGTCTATAACATAGTATAATATGACTAAATGTTGGTCAAATAAATCTATGTGAGGCGTATCAATTTTTGTGTCTAATAGATTTAATGGTAATTGTAAAAAAGAACGGCCTTGTATTATTTTAGTATAATTATAATTTATATGATTGCAACTGTTTTGTATTATAGGTAAAACCAAATTATGATAATCACTATTGATTTTTTCTTTTACAACAAATCTGTGTTGAAAACCTGGTCGTTGTTGTTTGTTATCTGTTGCGTGTGTAACATCAGTTATATAGAACCAATTAAAATCATCGCTTAATAATGTATTCTTAATTTTTTCTTGTAAGTCTTTAGATATAATATTATCGATTATAATTGGTAGTTTCATAAATCATAAACTACTACAGCTTAAATTTTTTGAACCAAGAAGGCAATCCTAAATGAGGACGGCCATCAAATATGTTATCAGAAGAACCTTTTGTTGCTTGATTGTTGTAATGTAAAAATACTTGACCACAATCTGTTCCATTAAAAGCTTCTCGCCAATGTTCACAAAGATTGCCTTTATAAACTAACATATCACCAGGTTTTAATATCACTTTTGTTCCTTTTGTATGATCAGAAACATAACCTTTTCCTTCAATCAATCCACCTTTTTTAGGATCTTTTTCAATAAAAATAGGCCATTCATCACCGCCTAGATTTAATGTAGTAGATATTTCACAACTAAAACGATCTTTGTGCCTATGTAATATATCACCTTTTTTGTAGATACGAGCATAAGCGTATGTAGGTATTAATTTAATTTTAGTTAATTTTTCCATTTTTGGTTGAACGGCCAACAATAAAGTTTCCATCGCTACATCACCGTAATGTGAATAAGTATTTGGTACTTGCTCATCATTCCATACACCCCATTCTGTTGTAAATGGTGAAATAAATCTTGTGTCAAAAAATGTTCTGGCCACTTGTCGTTTCATTAAAAAATAGTTATAAATAAACTCAGCTACTTTTGGTTCAATTGCTTCTTTTATCACTAGATAGTTATTCTTTTCAAAACTCATAGTTTTTTTACTCCTTCAATTATCATATTTCGTATTGCTTGTATATTAAAATGTACAAATCTAAATGGTTCTACGCCATCATCAACGGCATATTGATGTGGCATATATGAATTAAAAAATATCATTGTACCAGGTTTTGGCCTATAATTTACTATGTCTTGGCCAAAGGTTATTTGTGTTTTATCTTTTAATGGTAATTTAGTCATTAAAGCACCTGGCCTTGGATCGTGAAATAATGGAAAAGATGTTTTTTCAGAACATTTTAAAAAATAAAATCCTGATATATGATTGTCCCAATGTATATGTGTGTCGTGATGGCCACCACCATTTTTAGAAAACTCTTGTACCCAAAATTCAGTAAAGAACATTGTATATTGTGACATATCAAAACCTTGACTGTCCATTATATTCCAAGCTGTATTGCCTATATAATTTTGCAAATCTTTTAGGCCTGGATCGTTTTGAAGTGGGCCAGAATGATAAGACATACCGTGATCTTTCACTTTTGCAAAGTCTTTTTTACCTAAAAACTTTTCTCTTTCTTTCATACGAGGCTTTTCTCTATCATAGGCCTCTTTTATATAACGATCACAAACTTTGTTTGTAGAATTAATCCATTCTGGTTTATCTATAACATAAACTGGACAACCAAAATATACATCTGTTCTTAAATCATTATTACTTGTCATTATAGTCATATATATATATTTTCTATCTAAACGGATATCCTAGATTCCATATTACTAAAGAATATCTTGTTCCTTGTGTTACCGGATTTACTCTATGCCAAACAAAACTAGGAAATACAATAATAGAACCACGAGGCCGTATTTCTACACACTCTTTAATTTTTGCTTTTTTATTTCTCTCCCAATCTACTTGATTTCTAAAATCAAATTCTAAATTACCACCTACATATTCAGTAGGTTCTGATAATGATATAGTTACGGACAATTTTCTGATTTTGCCATGATCCATAGGAAACTGGCCATTTGGAAGTTTTTCTCTTTTGTAAGGCTCTTCCCAACTATCACAATGCCAGCCATAGTATTGGCCTACACCGTATTTTGTAAACTGACAAGATTCTGACCAATCCCAATCAAAGTTCCAACCAGCTTTACTGTTTGCTTCGTGTATAAAAGGATGGATCTCTTTATAAATCCAACGATCATTCATCCAAACAATATCTGAATTTCTTTTCTTTTGAATATTTTTGATGGACTTTTGGTCTAATTTACCTTGTGTCTTAATTATATTTTCAACACCTCCGGTAACGGCCATTTCTGATTGATGTCTTTTACCGTAGTCTAATACTTGATTACAAAATCTAGGTGATAATGCTGATTGAAAATAATAATAGTAGTTTTTTAGATTCATTATGTAATCCTTATTTCATTAATATAACATATTTGTAGTCTTTTGTAAAGTTTTTTTTATTGATACTTATATCTTATAATTACTATACCTTTGCCGCCGGCACCTCCAGCAGGATAACTTGCTCCAAAACTAGACGCACCACCTCCTCCTCCCGTATTTGATGAACCTGCTGTACCTGCATTTCCTCCAGGGGGGCCTCCTGTTCCACCACCACCAGGACCACCTGTTCCTGGTGTTCCTGGAGCTTGTGGTGCTCCGCCTCCACCACCAGCATATGTTACTGGTGAACCTGAAATTGAATTAGTAGAACCTGATCCTCCTGGTCCAGCATTTCCACCACTTGCCGCCGTGCCTGATGTTGATGCGCCTCCACCTCCACCTGATGAACCTCCGCCTGCTGTAGTTCCTGTTCCTCCCGGATTACCTTGCGGTGGACTAACTGGTGGTGTATTTCCTGCGCCAGCCGCTTGTGCCCATCCACCTGCACCACCACCTCCTCCTGATCCTCCTGATGAAAAAGGATCAGCAGGTAAACCAGGTCCACATCCACCGCTTCCTCTACCGCCACCTGACGAAGTAATAGTTGAAAAAATTGAAGGACTGCCAGAATTTGCCGAAAATGAACCAGGTGCAGTTCCACCGGCACCGACTGTAATAGGATAAGTTGTTACTGATATTGGAAAAGATCCAGCATTACATCCTGGACTTGGAAAAGATGTTCTATAACCTCCTGCTCCACCTCCACCACCATAAGATTGTCCTGAACCTCCACCGGCCACCACTAAATAATCTACATTACTTGGCCCACCTGCTGGATTTCCTACTTGTGATACTACAAAACTTCCATCACCTGTAAAAGTATGTATTTTAAAATTACCTGAAGTTGTAATCGTACCACCTGTTGCTGATATAAAAGTAGCTGTTTGTAAATCGGCCACATTTGATTCGTCTTGATAAACCCAACCTTTTGTGTTATCGACATAAACTAAAGTCACAGAAGCACGGTTTGTACCTATTTGGGAATTATTGGCCACACCTTGTATGTTATGGCCGTTTCTATCTATCGTTAATTTATATGTAGCAAAAGTTCCAGCATAATCAATAAGAGCAATTGTATCACCTATTGTTGCTGAAGCTGGTAAAGTGACTGTAAAAGCGGCAGATGAGGTATTGCAAAAATAACCACGGCCTGCTACAGCAGTAAATCCTGATGTTTGTACTGATTGCCATTGTAAAGAACCAGCAGAAATACTTGAACCTAAAGAAACACTTGTGCCATTAATTGTTACACTTGAATTGGCCAACTTAGCATTGGCTATAGAACCGGCCAGTTGAGCGTTTGTAACAGTAGAGTTTGCTAAAGTAACTGTTTTAGATGATAAGTCTAAAGTTGAATTAAGTTTGTCGGCTGTAATTGTGCCTGGTGTTATATCAGCGGCTACTATCGTGCCATCTTCAATCTTGTCAGCGTCAATAGCGTTGTTTGAAATACCTGATTTTGTTACTTTAGTTAATGGCATATTTATTAATTCTTTCTATATTTATAATTATTCTCTATTGGAATTTATATCTTATTAATACAATACCCTTACCAGCTCCCGCAGAGCAAGTTCCTGCTCCACCTCCTGAATTTGTTACACCTGCTGCAGGTCCATTTGGATTTGGTATACTAACTCCTCCTGAAGCACCGTTACCATAACCTCCTCCGCCTATACCACCGTTACCACCAGTTTTTGGAGCACTAAAAGAATATCCTGGACCTCCGGCTCCACCTGAAAAATATCCAGCACCTGGACCTGGTACAGGATAAAAAGGTTGTGGAGCAGCACCAAAAATGGATGTTACAGGTGAACCAGCTCCACCTGGCACTCCATTTCTACCATCACTAGGTCCTGTATCGCCATTTGAACCAGATGTAGCAGCACCGCCTCCTCCTCCTGCTGAATAAACACCACCTGCATTTCCACCTGGATTTCCTTGTGAAGGGTTTGTAGGCGGAGTATTTCCAGCTCCTCCTGGAGCACCAGCGTTAGCATTATCAAAATGCCCTCCACCTCCTCCTGAACCTCCATCTCCACCTTGTGATGAAGCTGGTACTAAAGGCCCGCCTCTATATCCAAAACCTCTACCGCCACCAGTTGATGTAATTGTTGAAAATGATGAGGGACTTCCACTTGTTCCATAGCTTGCTGCTGCTCCTCCTCCCACTGTAATAGGGTATGTTGTTGCTGTTATCGTTAACCCTCCAGGAACAGCTAAAGGTGGAGCGGGTGGACTTACAGCTCCTAGTCTAAAACCACCAGCACCTCCTCCTGGACCTGCACCTCCACCCGCCACCACTAGATAATCTACATTTGCTGGCCCACCCGTAGGTACTGTAGAAATATTACCCACTGTAGATACAACAAAAGTTCCATCGCCAGTAAAACTATGTATCTTAAAATTGCCTGATGTTGTAATTGTACCACCTGTAGCTGAAATAAATGTTGGCCCTTGTAAATCGGCCACATTATTTTCTTCAGTAAATAACCAACCTTTTGTAGAGTCAACATAAACTAAAACTAAAGAAGCACGATTAGTACTGATTAAACTATTATTGGCCACACCTTGTATATTATGGCCATTTCTACCTATTGTTAATTTATTTGTAGCAAAAGTACCAGCATAATCTATAAGAGCAATTGTGTCACCTTGTGTAGCACTGGCTGGTAATGTAACCGTAAAAGCAGCAGAAGTTGTATTGCAAAAATAACCACGGCCTGCTACAGCAGTAAATCCTGATGTTTGAACGGACTGCCAATCAACATCTACACCTAATGAAAAAGAATCACCAAGAGCTCTTGATGTACCACGAATTGTAAATGTGTTGTTTGATAATTTATTATTGGCTATAGAACCTGCCAACTGATTGCTTGTTACACTGGTGTTTGGTAAAGTGACCGTTTTAGATGATAAATCTAATGTAGAGGTTAATTGTGTGCCTGTTAAACTACCTACTAATTCAGCATTTTGAATTGTACCATCTTCTATTTTAGAAGAGTCAATAGCACCTGTGCCAATAGCATTTTTTGGTAGTTTTGTAAGAGCCATTTAATTTCCTTTTTCAATATTTATTAAATCAATTGAAATTGTAATGACAAATTCACTAAAAAATCTTTGTTTTCATTTTTAGATATAGAATGATTTAATGAAGATGAAAACAATATAAAAGCATCTTTTTCCATTGGTACTTTCCATCTTCTATGACGATTTCTGCCGTCATCATATTCAAAAATTATTTCAGCTGGCTTTTCATTTGTAGATACACAGTATAAACAGGATACATCTGGCGAGTCTGCTAAATGCCAATCTTGTATGTGATTATGTGTGTTCACATTTTCACCTGTTTGTTGTACAACACCTCTTATACCATCTTTTGGTAAAAGAACTAATGTACGGCCGTGTTCTAATCTATAATGATCTCGTAAGTAGTCCTGTACCCATTGTATGTGCTGATGGTAAGGGACACTTACATAATCTTTCAAATACCAATACTGATCGTTAATCATACGATTGGCCAAACAAAAGTTGGACAAGATATGATTTTTAATTAATCGTGTATCAATCTGTGATACATGATCAATTTTACCTTTAATAAAAAACTGTTCAGTAAATCTAAACTTTTCCATAAC